GCTCCGCAAATCTCTCCGTCCCTAGCCCGTCTGCCTTGCCTGACTGGCTGCAATGTCGGTGTACGCTTACGGCTGAGTAGCTCCACTTTCGGGCGATTTGGCTGGACTTCGTCATGATTCAAATCTTCCATGCACTGCATCATCTTTTGACGAGCAGTCGTACGGATACCTCTCGTTGAGCCACCGCTGCCGATCGTCACAGCCACAGGGCAGATGCAGTAAATGCATGATGTGCTTGAAGGGGCGACCACCGGCACTAGCTAGCATGCGCTCAATGGTATCGCCAATGCCACGATCATCGGGCTTTCTCAAACGTGTTAGCCATTTGACGAGTCTGGGTACCTTTTGAGCCTGGCGATCCAGATCCTGTGAGTACTTCGGCTGGTAGGCCTGACCGCGATACTTTTCGTAGAGCCGCGCGTAGTCTCCGACCTTAAAGTAGTAGTACTCCGCATCCTCTCGAGCCGAAGAGGTTACGAGGCTGTGGATGTATCCGGGAGGACGCTGTTCTGCCTCAACGGCTACTGCTTGCTTGCTGACCTTGATCATGGCGGGTCCTCGGGAAGGTCATTGCAGACTTGCCTTGCGTCAAATGTCTGACTATAGCCTGCCTGGTCGAAATACTGGCCTATCAGTTCCACTCCATTCGGTCCCAATATGCGTAGCCGAGTGTAGGTACTGCAGCAATTGGTACCGGCCAGTTCCGCTTCAACCGTGAATCGACAGTTCTTGTCTAGGTCCTCACTATTAAGGGTTACAGGAACATCGATTCGCGTCTGAGGACAGGAGGAGCCGCAGCAGCCAGGTGGTGAAGACACCAAATCAATCTGCTGTATGAACCGGCGATTGCCGGTACCAGGATTCCTGATAAAGATGTTGAAAATGTCATCCTCACACCTGTTCTCATCGATGTGGATCAACGTAATTTCACATGGGAACTCGACGTCCTCACACGTCAGGCACTCGCAGCAGTCCTCGTCGCTCTCAAATACATAAGCTTTTGCACTGCCGCTGGTGGGTACACCGCGATAACCTTCCGAGTTCACAAACGCTTTTCCGATGCGACTCATTGTTCTAACAATGCCGATTGAAAGTCGATTGCTGGATTGGCGGGTGTGGGAAAATCCTGCACGACCGGTGGTCCTGGACCTCCGCCGTCTGCTTCACAAGCCTGCTGCTCGGCTACCTCATTGATCCAGCCGACTACCAACTGAGGACTACCGGAACTACTGTAATGGGCGTATCCGAACGTCGCCTTAATCATCTGCCCAACCGATGGTCGCTTCCACCGATGGGGCGCGTTCACCGGATTGACGTTGCTGGCGATGATGTCATTGGTCTCTTCATCTCGAACCGTATAGGACCATGATGCTGGTGCAGTACTGGTCCCTTGTGAACCGCCAGTCTGCTCGAGCAGCACAGGAAACACCTTGCCTTTACCACCGCTGGTTGGAAGAGCGTAGTACCTTCCTTGAATCGGATTCCAGCGAATCTCCACTTGGTCATCCGCCTTACCCGACTCGATGTCCAGCTCGTTGTGTACTGTCAGCAGCGTGCCAACCGGCGCACGTCCATCAAAGCCTTGTACATCCGTCACAGAAAACGTACTTGGCTTTCCGCTGAAGTCGGTGCTTATCTTTGCTCTTCCGATCCTACAAACGTGGGACACTTCCAAGATGTCGAACTGGCCAGTCGTGTAGTTCAGCTGGCACCACCCAATGTCATTTGCTTTTGCATTGGAAGCCAGATTCCAGCGATCCTTCAGCGTGATGGTGCCTGTAGAATAGTTCAGGTCGCCACCATGATTGGTCGGGTCCGGAAATTGTGCCGTGGCAGCATTGCTAGTCTGCTCGAGTCCGTTTGGCCAGTCCGAACTCAGCTTGAAGTAGAATCGACGAACTCTTTGTGGATAGACCGAAATCAATATGTACTGCTCGGTGGCAGTGTCCCAGACGCACAGACCGCTATCGCCTACAAATGCAATCAAGTTAGACGGGTTAGCGATGGGCGCTGATGGGATGCCACTGAACGGGTATGGAGAAATAGATGTAAAATTGCTGTACGCGATCGTGATCTGACTGCCAGCGTCACCGAACGCGTCTCCACTGCCAGGAGAATGTGTATTGCCAGTGAACAGAAATCGAGCAGGAATCGTGGGCTGATTGAGATCGACCACCCACCAAAGACCGTCCAGCAGGATAGCCACACCCCGAGCACCTACCCTGCCTTTCATCTGCCCGGTGTTGAATACAACGATCGACGTGCCTACGCCATATTCTGTCGGGCTGCTAGAGGCTACTATCTGCGCTGCAGCGGTCTGGCTGACCCCAGGTGACAGCACGGCAGTCAGCTCAAACACGACGGCAGCCACTGCGGGTGCAGTAGGCTCAGCGATAACGACAGCCCACTTAATTCCAACGCCGGACTCCTTCCACAGAATGCGAAACAGCCCAGAGTCAGCACTCAGCAGGTACTGCGAGAGTGCATTGAACGGGCTGGCGTATTGGTGATTGACATTGGCTACGCCAATCATGACAGGCGTAGCACCGAATATCACCGCGTTACCTATGGCACCAGCGGCCAATGGTTCTGCGAGGATCGCATACCTCTTGCTGGTCAGCGGGTTGGCTGGCAGGATAGCATCGAAGGCCACCTGGCTTTGGAACTGCTGTAGATTGCCCGCTGGAGTCACGATGGGGCTATCTAACGCTAGTATGCTGAATCGCGACTGGGCCTGCCCAGTCTGATTGCGGACTTTGATAATCGTCGAGCTACGCGCCAAGAGACTGGCGTCAACTTCCACATCATGTTGCCTTCCGCGCTGGGCAATTGCGGCATCGATGAATGCATTGTAGGCTGATGCAGGAATTTGCACCTTTTGACCAGGTTGTACTTTGCGAAGCGGATCGGACATTACTAGATCCCGAGCAACGAGAAGTTGCCGTCCAGGTAAACCCGTTCGACGTAGGCTGCGATCGGTCGTTTGATCAAAACATTCTGATCAACGGCATCAGCGTAACGCACCCACAAGTAGTCCCAGCCGCGTTTGGTGATGCCTGAGATTGGACCCAACGATAGCCCCGATACATTGGCGCTGGCAGCGAAGCGATAGGTGATCTCCCAGTCCTCCGTCCCGCGTTTTGACCCAGCCGCCCCCAGAAAGAGCACTTCCCCAGCAGCGAATCCACGAAAGTTTGCCGCATTGATCCTGCCGGTGAGCCCAAACAAAGTTAGCTTATAGGCTCCAGTGACCAGAGCATCGGCCAGAATGTGTGACTCCTGAAATGAGTAAACCGGAACAGTGATGTCAGCGCCTTCGACAGAATCCGTTGTGACACCAATTGCACCCTGAAAGCTTGGCGGGGTACCGGAGGCCGCATAGCTGCCCAGCGTTTGCAGCGACTGAGAAATATGCTGCGTTCCTCCGCCGGTATCGAAAGAGAACGAAGAGTACCCCGGTTCCTTGCGTTCGCGTTTTCCGTAACGGGCAGACGCTTCCCAGACGCCGCCACCTTGTGGTGCGATGTGGTAAGACTGGAAGACAAGTCCCTGATACATAGCAGGGACCGTAGATTCCACCAATGTTTTCACATCCGCGTCGTCTTCAGTTCCGATGACTGAATAGATTAAATCAACGGTAGGATTATCGATATCCTCCGTTGATTCGCGGCTGTCGAAGCGTTCAATGATGATGGTCGACATACTACCTGGCTAAACGCCACCAAAACACCACGATCGCCAGAAGCGCAAGACTCAAGGTTATGGCAGCAATTTTCAATGTCACTTTCTGCTTCTCCCATCATCACGAGAACACAAGCCCACCATGTTGTGCCTCTTGGAGCAGCTTGCGGGTGTTTGCCGCAGTCTGTTCGCTGGCATTTGCAGTTCGCTCTGTGAGTGAATTTGCCCCGAGCCCCAGAGCAGCCATTGCGTTAAAGGTGCCACTGGATTCGATCTTCCGCTGACTAGTTTCCAAAGCCGTATCAAGGCCCTCCAAATCAAGTTTGAAATCTGGTTTGAATGGATCGGGCTTCTTCATCGCTTCAAATTCCTTGCGTCTCTGCTGAGCCTCAGCCAGCGATTTTTCCAGTTCCGCTTTGGCATTGGCAATTGCAGCATTTGCTTCTGCGATTTCTGCTGCTCCCTGTGATTCCAGTTGCTGCTTTTCCGCTTTGGCCTTTTCGGTAGCGTCCTGCACCGCCTTGTCTTCTTGATCTTCAGCTGCTTGAACCTGTGAGTCTCGCTCTGCCTGTGCAGTGTTTACTGAGTCGATGACACCACCTATGATATCGCCCAGACGTGCTTCTTGCTCACGGGTCAATGCCGCCGAGCCTGTGGTGATAAGATTCCCCGCCTGCATGAGCGATTTCGAAACACCAGCGGAAATGGCCGACCCAATTTTCTTCAGACCTGAATCAAAGCCCGCTGATAGCTGCTTGCTGGTTGAAACGGCTTTTGCGGTGCCAACTTGGAAATCCGTTTCCCAGTCAATCAGAGTCTGTTGGAACCAGGTTTTGAAGCCTGTCCAAATATTCTTTAGTTCCGCCACGCCCTTGATCCACTCCATTTTCAGGGTCAGCCAAAGTACGTTGGCCGCCAGGCCAATGTCACCGGCGGCCAAAGCGTCGGACATTCCCTGAAATGATTTAAGAGCACTGTCCTTCAAATCACCCAAAACACCGGCCAACCAACTGATTGCCTTACCGCCGACTCCGCCGGCGTAAATGAAGTACCCCGCTAACCCTGTAATGCCAACAGCCACTAAGGCGATGGGCGAGAGCAGCGACGCCAGCAGACCGCCCAGCGAGCCTATTCCTGCTCCAAACTTGATGATCAATCCAGAAGCAATGCCGAGAGCTGCACCAATGCCGCTGATAGATGTTCCCAGAACGATCAGCGCGGCGCCTCCAGCCATGACAGCGATAGCGAATTTTGCAAAGGTTACGACGATGGCCTTGTTGTTTCGTATCCATTTGCCGATGGCCACCACAGTCGGCTTGATCGCCTCCATCAACTCTGTGATAGCCGGAGCAAGCGCAGGACCAACAGCAAAGACAACAGCCCCGGCCGCTCGCTTGACACGATTTAAGGCATCGGTAAATTCAGCAGCCGCCTTGGCCTGTTCGGGATCAACGCTCAGCCCTAGCCCACTGGCCTCAGCCCGAAGCTCTCGAATACCTCGAGCTCCGTCAGCCATCATCGGCAGCAGCCCGGTACCCGACTTGCCAAATATCTCCATCGCTGCAGCAGCTCTCGCAGCAGGGTTTTGGATGTTTGCTAACCCGTCGGCAATAGCCTCTAGCTGTTGATCTGGCGAAAGCGTAATCAATTGACCGGCACCTAGCCCAACATTGGCTAAAGCATCGGCTGCCGCCTGCGAACCGCTAGCTGCTTGCACTACCGTTTTCTGCATTCTCTTCATCGCAGCCTCGACAGCTTCCAAATTGCTACCGGACTGCTCTGCGGCGAATCCTAGTTCGCTCAGTGCATTCGTGGATGCCCCAGTTCGTAACGCCATTTTATCCAAGTTATCACCCACAGCCGCGAACTTCATCACGGCTCCTGCCAATGGAGCTGCCAATACACTACCTAGCCCCAGTAGCTTCACGCCCATCGAGCGGATTCCAGCCCCGAAGGCTTTCAGCTTTTGCTCGGCAGCTTTAAGTCCTTTGACAAGCTGGTTATTCTTGGCGTACAGTTCGACGTAAGCCGCGCCGGCACGAATTCCCTTGGCAACAGACATAACGTGTTAATTCTCCGGTAGGAACACCTGCTTCAAGACGCTAATATCAGCGGGCAACGTTTCTCCTGAATGCCCTCGACTGTACGGATGAAAGTCACTGGGTTTAAACACTTTGGACTTCTTCGGATCGCGATGCAGGTTGGCCAGCAGTGCCATTAGTGAGGCAGTATGGTGCCACTGGTGCCTGAGTCGCTCGTCGGCCATGTCGATAAGTTCTCGGAGTGTGAAGCTACCTGGGTTAATGCCGACGATTCCGGCGAGCTGCCAAACGAGTCGATCAACTTTTTCGCTTCGGAGTCGGGATCGAGGTTTTCCAGCAGACTCTCCGCATGGGTTAACAGCTTCTGCTTCACAATCTTGCCCGCCTCGATCACCCTTCTCAGGCTTGCTCTCGCGCGGGCATCGGGGAAAAAATCGATCAGCTCCTCGACAAACGCATCAGCAGCTTGCGTGATGCTGTCTCCCGCCAGGCCCCTTCCAAAATCCTCGTCACTAATCTGCTTGGCGTCGGCTTCATCTTTCACCAGGCAGAAAAGCACATCGGCCAGCGTCACCGGATCAGCTACCAGCTTTGCCAGAGGATCGAAGCCATCCTCGACCAGTTTATAGAGATCCACGCCAACCAGTCCTCGCACCCGCTTGACGGCGGACACGTTGATCTGAATTGTCCAGACCCTACCAATGTTGTCCGTAAATGTTTTCATCAGGCTACAGTCATCCAGCTCGGAGCGTTGGCGTTGTAGGTCGGTTTGAGGGTCACACTTACTGTGATCGCTTCTTCCAGTGGCTCATTGCGAGTAAAGCTCGTTACCATGCAAGTAGCTCGCAATCCTTGGGAACCTGTCGTTGCAACCAGTCCATCTAACACGGCCATTTCGACCGCAGTGTTGCCCAGGAATGCGTTTCTGAAGGCGGTAAAGTCGTCGTCCTCGGTATCCCACACCATCTCGAACTCGATAGACGCATCCTTGAGTGTGGCAACCGTCGCCCGCCAACCCGCATTACCGCGAGTCGTCACGTCGGCTTCACCGGTTTCCAGGTTTAGGGTTAAGTCCTTGACGTTCGGAATTATGTTCCAGGTGGGCGAAGCAAACGTGCCTGTGTTGCGGTACAACTTCGCATCCATGCCGAGTTTGATTGCCATACCTAGTACTCCTTACCAGTCGATGAGGTCAAAGTTCAATGTATCAACCCACATGGGAGGGTTCGCTGAATAGGTTGGCTTGGCTGTAACGCTGACCGTAACTGCTTCTTCTAGTGGTTCGTTGCGGGTAAAGCTGGTAATCATCCACCTAGCGTAGAGGCCCTGTCCATCACCCATGAATGTGTCTAGTGCTGCAAACCTAATAGACTGATTATTCAGAAACGCATCGCGGATCGCGGTAAAGTTCGCGTCTTCCGTATCCCATACCATTTCGAACTCAATCGAAGCATCTTTTAGCGTTGCGACTGTAGCCCGCCAGCCATCGTTGCCACGGGTTGTGACGTCTGCTTCGCCGGCCTCGAGGTTAAGAGTCAAGTCCCGCACGTTGTTGACCAGCACCCAGTTCGGTGTAGCAGTGGCTGAAATATTGCGGTACAGCTTTGCATCCATTCCCAGTTTGATCGCCATTGGGTCACCTCACCGAGTTCTTCCACAGGTCTGGGAATTTTGGGAGCTCAGCCGCCATCGCCGGTCCCATGAACGGCCTGGCAGCATATCTGGCACGTCGTTTCCGCTTACCTCTGCCCACTACAGCCACGCCGCCATATTCGTGCAGCGCTGGAACCGTAGGCTGATCGCTGCCGGAAAGCATCGAGCTATTAAGCTTCACTGGACCCACAACTACGCTTCGACTGCCCGGATCAAACGTGAACCAAATGTTTTTCAGCGTGGCAACCGGATCGCGGCTACAGCCTCTGTGCTGTGAATGGCTGCGAAAGTGTGGCAGCGTTAAGCTGTGCGACAACTGCATCGCACATTACGGCTATCTGACTCATAGTGACTGGACCCTAATTTGCTTTGTGTGAATTCTCAGGAGCGTGCGATAAAGGTCTGACCACTTCCACACCGGCTCACGCCCCGGGGCCAGCACTTCGTAGGTGTAGTTCATGCCGTCCTGTATCTCGTGAATGCGATCTCCGCGCTGGGGAATCAGCTTCTGTCCATGAATCTGGAGGTCTTCGGCATGAATCAAATAGTCTCGATCAGTCCACTGCATGAGGACACCACCATAACCATCATCGAGTTTCAGCAGGGTGCGACCGACGGTTGCCCGCACGGCAACATTATCCAGTCCACGCTGATAGATGACTTCGAACGATGCATGCGTCTTTAATTGAGTATTGAGCCACTGCTGTCCCCATTGGAGCAGATGAGACACATCAGCCTCCCATCACTGCAGAGACCGAAACAATTTGATAATTTCAATAAACTGTTTGGTCAGTGCTACCCAATCGATATTTCGTAAGAACTCTCCAAAGCGTGATGTTTCGCTTTGCTGGGATCGAATAAACTCTATCAGAGCCCACTCCTTATCCGTGAGCTGATGATAGTCGGGTGGACAGACTTCCGGACAGGGTGGACAGTCCGGACACGGGTCAGGTTCTGGCTCTGGCTTGGGACCACCCGGAACGAACCAAATGGGCAACTGAGCTAATCGGCTATCGACCAGACTGAAGATGCCGTCCTCGGTCAATGGCCGTACCGAGCAGTTACTATCTGGGCACTGGTCGCTTGCCTCGAAGAAGATACCGTCTTCTGTGACGGGCCTGACGTAGGCGGCTTCCTCTGGACCCTCCGACACTTCCTGCAGTCCAATGGGACGAGGAGGAACGCTTAGCAGACTACGTTCGGTTGCCACCTTCCACAGCCAGTGGGTCTGCTGGCCGGCGCAGTAACCGCCCCAGCTCCAGGCCAGAAGCGCAATGGCATTGCCGTCGGCATCATAGATGCCTGAACCAGACTGACCAGGAATCGCGTCGGGCAATCCGCGAATGAGCGGACTGCTGGACGAGATGATTACTTGGTCGAAGGGCTTTGTGACCAGCGGCCAGACGCAGCGAGGCGCACCGCGGGTTCCAAACGGTCTCTTGGACGGTGCCTCTCGAACCATCGGCATGTATCGAGCCGACTTGAGAGAATCCACACGCACTACAGCCGCATCGATCAGACGCTGGCTGTGGTACATGGATAAGATGACGCGACCTCTCATGGACCGCATCTGCCCACCGGACAGAATATCGATCGTGACTTCCCGCCCAATCAGCGTGCCAACCACATGCGCGTTGGTGACGATGTAGGCAGAGCTAGAGTCAGCACCGGCGATGAAACCACTGCCGCAGCTGCCGCTGATACGAACACGCACCGTAGGACTGTCTGCCACCGGCAGCTCAGTCGTCTGGAAATCGATCGGACAGACATTCTCCGGACAAACAACCTGCGCTGATACAGACGGCGCGATGATAATGAAAAAACAGCACGCCAATGAAAAAAATCCGATCGCTCGCATCATGCGGTACATTCCTGATTGGTTATGGTGATTGTCTATTGATTGATTAACACAGCTTGGCGTCGTCTAAGCTGAAAGCAGAACGCGAATTCTCGGAGCAGAACTTGGTGCGCCGAACACCGCCTTGCCCATCAGCGTGTTGCCGCTGGCGCTTGTGGTCGCAACCTGGTTCGTGGCGTCCCAGTAAATCAGGGCTCCAGTACCAACAATGCCTGCTGCTTTTTCGACATCGAACACACCGCGGACCGCCAGGGCTCCCGGTTCGTTGGCTGCAAGTGGGCGATCGGCAATGCCAAGCAATGACCCTAGCACTACCACGCTTCCTGCTGGCAAATTGCCTGAAGGCTTATAGTCGACGTAATCGTTACTTGAAACACGAATTGCTTTCATGACTATTTAACTCTCCTGGAGTCTTGAATGAGTTCTTACGCTTCGCCCTTGCTCTTGATGGCTCCACGAGGATCTTGTAGGGCCACACCGAAATCGTGATAGCCTCGCATCTGCACACCGAGCACGTTGAAATCGGCTTCGGCAGTTTCGATGGTCGGTGCCTCTTGTCCATTCAAGAAAGCGACCTCGATCACCGGCAGATCGCCGGGTTCAGCCAGCAGGTACCAAGCCTTGGACGAGTTACCGACATAAGTCGAGTTGGACAGGTAACGGCTGACTTCAACACGGAACTTGCCTTGGTGCGGGTTAGCCACTGGGTATTTCGCATTGGCAGTTGTTTCCCTCAGTTCGAGCGACTTGAACAACTGTGAGCCGATTGCCGATAGTGCGGTTGGAACCAGCGCCATAGCTGGCATGATGCCAATCGGTTTGCCGTCGGAGTCGGTCAGGTCCATGAAGGCGGTTTCCGCCTTAGTAAGACCGTCAATCGATAGCACTGTGTCGGTACCGGACAGAAAATTGTTGTTGCCGACCGTGAAGAAGCTGGCATTGCTCAGGAATGTCGACCAAAAGACATCGTTAATCTTCAGTCCAGACCCTCGTCCCAGCTTGCGAGGCACAGTAGTGATGGCCCCCAGATCATCATTGATTATGTCACGTCGATCGATCGATAGCAGCAAACCGTAAGTATCGGCTCGGTTGCTGTACGTCTCGTTGCCCAATGTCCCATGCTTGATTTCTCCACCGGGAGCAACCAGTTCATACTGATCTTTGCCAATCAGACGATAGCTATTGACGGTCTTGAAGTCACTGACGTTGCGGACCGCACAGATGTTTCGCCAGGTACGCTCGACACTGAAGAATCCCTCAAGTAGAAACTTATTAGCCACATTAGAAAGGATGCCGCCAATGTCGATGGTCGAGAAGGCGGCAGCTTCGATTGTTCTACCGAAGGCGAATCTCAGAACGCTACGGCTATCGCGAAAGTTACGCCCGGTGTAACCGTTGGCCCAGGCCGCCTCCAGCAACAGTTCTTGTAGTCCAATCCCTCCACGAAATCGTCGCTCTGCTAGCTCCAACGTCTTTTCATCTGTCGAGTGTTCGACATTCTGATGACCAGCAGCCAGCAAGCAGGCTGCCTCCAAGACAGCAGAGCTGATGCTGTTCTCAGGCACATGAATGGCAGCCACTGCCGGTCGTTGCTGCCGCAGAACTTCCAGTTCAGTTCGCTGTTCGTTCCAGCCCTCTCGAATGGCTCTGGCCTCGATCTCACTGTGACAGCCAGCACAAATTCGACGGATGGCTGCGATTCGCTGTGTCTCAGCAGCTTGCTGTGCTCGGAACGATTCCAAGTGCTGAGTTAAATCTGGGGCCGTGGGAGCGCTGGTGCCAGTGCTGCCTTTGTCCGCAGATTGTGATTGCTGCCCTTCCACTTGTGGTTGGCTGATCTCTAGAGTCTGGTCCATGACGCTTTCTCCTAATTCGGGCTGACTTACTGCGGCGACACTGGCGCTGGTGGCACCATCGGCTCCGAGATCGACGAAACTAATCTCACCCAGTGAGCTCTTTCGCACTACATTCAGCGGACCCGAGTACTGCTGACCATTGACGGTGACCTTTTGGTTCTCCTTGACGAATTCGTACTCGTCGACAGTGGCTCCTACCGAAGCCTGCCAAGGGAATCCGTTTTTGGAACTGACTACCACCTCGCGAGCTGCCGGTGTATCGCGCGATACCACGCCGCTGGCGACCAGCAGACCGGCCTCCACGCGGATTGAATCGGTATGTCCTACTCCCGATAGCGGATCATGTCCGAAGCGAATCGGTCTGGACTGTGATGGGATGGCTAACCCGGCCAGATCGATGATCACCGGGTGCCGCCAACCTCCGATCCGCATGGGTGTGCCGGTATAGGCCACCATGCGAAATCTTGGCAGAACACCGGCTGCGGAATCGTCTTTGTTTGCTTCCAAGTCCAGCGTGCAATTTGCAGTAAACAGCACGTTGCTCGGAACTTGCTTGCTTTCACTCTGCTCGGGTAGCTTCTTCTTCGTAAGCGTCATCCGTATCCTCCGGATCTTGGATTGGGGTCGATTGAGACGTCACCAGTCCAAGCTGGTTCATCAAAGAGAGTTCTTTGGCTCGCTGCCGAAGCTGAGATTCCCAGTCCTGCCCGCGGCGTGCATATTCGTCGGCAAGCGTGGTTGTAAGGCTGGCTAGACGGGTGGCCTGTGCGTTAGCTTCTTTGGCTGGGTCAACGTGTTCGTGACCATCCCAGAACCATTGATGGGGCCAGCTAGCAATTGGGCCAAGGCCCGCAGGTATAAAATCTGCAAGAAGCGCCGCTTCGTCGAACCAGGCTGCCAGCAATCGATCCAGCACCGCGCACTCTAGGTGGGACTGTTCGACGCGAATCGCTTTGAAGTAGACTTGGTGATCAAGCCTCCCGGAGGCATAGTTATAACCACTGGAATTTGCTGAGGCCACGTTGAAGGGCATGTTGAGACAACGGGCGATTTCGTTGAGCAGTTCATGTTTGAACTCCCCATAACTGGTGCTGGGCTGCTCGCTGCGCATTTGCTCCATACGCCATCCACCAGGCATGGTCAGCAGTGCTCGCTTTTCCAGCTCAATGGGTTCGAATGGCTCAGCGGCATCCGCTTCGCCACCCGCTGGCGCATCGGTATAGAGAATACCCGCGAAGTCAGCTGCGGTTTCTGCGGCAGCTAGCACTGCCAAAGTAAAGCGACGCAGCTGGGCGAACAGTGGCAGGGCGGGCATAATGTCGGGAATACCTCGCGCCTGTCCGGGCCTGTCAGCGCGGTACCAGTGCAGGACCGATGACGCAGGGACTGGGTCGTGTTGACGCGGGAAGCCAGACTGTCCTTCTCCAGGATGTCCACGAAGAATGTGATACCGCTTAGGATTGCCGAACTGGTCAAATTCGATACCATCAACGGCATTGTCAGTAAAAGTTCCTAAGTTGGCAGTCGCTATCTGCTCAGCTTCAATCAGTCTGAGATCGAGCTGGACTTGAGTTGGTAGCGCCGGGTTATTCGTCAGAAGTGCAAAAGCCTCGCCATCGGTAGCGCGTGCCATTCGCATGGTCCGTAGTTTTTCCGGCAGCCTCACTGCCTTCGACCAGGCCATGAATTCCTGCTCGATTCGCCGATTGGCGTCGCCGGAATCAGTAAGCAGCTGGAGACGTGGCCCAGTGCCAATAACGTCATTGGCCAAAGTGAGCACGATGCCACGAGCGTATGAGTTGTTGGCGACTTCGTAACGGGCCCGATTGCGTAAGATTCGACGGACTTCAGGACGATTGGCTGCATTGGCGGACAGTCCATCAGCGGCCATCCAGTGGCGCGCGTTATCGGGCGTAGTGACAGCTGCGTCGTAGCGACCGAGTAGCCTTGCCAATGAAAAGGGGTGTCGGGCCGAGCCTCCACGGACGAACGATCGGTTTTGTCGACCGCTTGCCTTGCTCCAAATCCCTGACAACAACTTCAACATCCGTGAACCAATTCCTACAGTTAAACCCGACACCCCCTAAGAACAGAAACAATCTCGAATAGGTTGCGAACGATCAGTCCGCGCCCGGTGGTACGAGCTTGTTGAATCGGAGGCCACGATTCTTTAATTTGGTTGCCTGCTTACTTGCCAAATACTTGTCTGCAGCGATCTGATCGGGGAGCTTATGCTGTTCGACACTGCCTGCATCCCCGGAAGCCTTGGCGGGTGCCCTGGCGCTTTCGCGAATGGACTCTTGCAGATCATCTGACATAGCTTGGGGCTTCTCCCAAAAACGAAGATTTGGCTATCTATCTGTAGGAATACCCGGATGGGCTACTAATTGACGGAATCCAATGACGATTTTTTGAAACTTTTTCAATGATTGACCAAACGTGTCCTGCGGTTTAGTCATTCTGGTACCGGTTGTCGTCGAAGGTTACCTGGAACGGAGTTCATCAATGACACTCAAACGTGGTCGTAGACAGAAAAAATTAGATTTCGATGCCGAGGGTCAGCAGCATCTGATCACACTTCGAGAAATGATCGGCAAGCCCGTCCCATTGAGCCGTTCTTACACTCAGGGGGAGCAACCCATTTTGGTTGTGATCGAGGGTAGCACTGCCACAGTTCGCTTTCGCAATGGCGCTGTGCTCACTGGTGTGCCAATTAGAGATTTGGTGGACGATGAAGCTTACTGGAGGGGGTAGAGCATCATCGGTGCATCGGTCCGTGATTTTCGTGCCGTCTTGCGTGCACCGCTAAGTACAAATGACACGCCCTCCTTGTGCAGCTAAGCGAATCGACTCAGTGGGCGCGAGAGTAAGCAAGCAATCATCAAGCCGCAAGTTTCGCCGCTCCATTGAAACCGCTGGTTTAGGCGGATTTGTATTCTTCGTTTCTGTTAAATTAGCAAGAACTGCGAACTACTTCGGGACCAGTCCAGTCTAGGAAGGCTTCGCCTGCACGAATGTGGATAAAGCCATTCCATTCCTTGACCCACAACCGAAATGCCTCACCCTTGCCATCGAGGAGCACCGACGGGTCTGGTCCCGTAGCATCAATTGTCAACTTCCGATTTGCTCCGTACGGGTAACGGACGTCCGGACTATCGATCACGCAGTATACAAAGTCATGAATCGTAATGACGCCATCACGGTATGTCTCACGCGAGGCCGTGCACTTCATATCGCCAACCCAGATGCTCAAGGTCAGTCGAATCGTTCGATCATGATAAGAAATGACTAGCTCCCTAACCTCCGAATCATGAAGCCCATTTGGCAACGTGTCTGCCAGTTCAAGTAGCGTCATGATTTCTCGCCGCCTAACGTCCCCGCTGACCGCGCGAGGGCAAGAAAATTTTCCATCAAGAAGCGGCCGATCCACCGCTTCGGTCCATCGGATTGTTCGTCCATTATTTAGCCGTGATGTTTTTGCCGATGACAATTTGGACAGAGCGCCTCTGCATTGTCAACCGTATCTTCTCCGCCTTTGGATAGAAACACGATGTGGTGAACCTCGAGATAGGGCGTATCGTCCGAAGCACGCAGAAAAGGCGCGGGTTTGCGACAGCATTCACATGTACCGTTCGCGCGTTCCAAAACCTCGGCGACAACATCCGGATTTCGGACATACGTTGCGACGAGTGTATACGTAACGCGTGAAAGAGGTGAAGCATTTTGTAAACGAGCATGGCGTCCGTCACGATCAAGCAACGACTGGCGAACGAGCTTTTCGAACTCTCTTCGTTCCTCTGCTTGGGACTTCAAGCTTACAAATGAAATGTCAAGTCCACGCATCGCGTGTTTCATCGCATCCGTGTTGTAGGTTGCGGGTGGTAGATCCATTGCCAACGCGTAGGTGTATTTCAGCGGATAAAGGCGTCCCGAATAAGGAACAAACCAATCGACTCGATTCAGCGTTTGACGCCACGGACGATCACCGTTGTCATAGCGGGCGAATCCGCGTTTGAGGTCGTCAAATGTTGGAACTGGTGCAGGCATCAATTCTTTGAGGACGAACTACCGCGTTCAAGCGGTTCGAGGAGTTGATTAAATAATAAGCGCGACGTTACCGAGAACTCGGTTGCAATGCATGGTTATCGCGATTCTCTCTACCAGTAGGCGGGAGCCCATGCGTAACCCCGAAAGTTTCCGAACGGCTCAGCTATCAAGTATAAGCGTACGGCTTCTTCTAATGTTAGCGAATGACGACTTCGTTTGTTGGTTGCACCATCTGTGGACAAAACAAAAAAACAGCAATTGTGAATTGAGTATGTGCCGTTAGGGTCTCGACGAATAGCGGGACCAATAACGACATTCTCGCCGTTAACCGAATGGTTCGAATCCGCAGGAAAGCTGCCATCTCGTTCGACTATGCGCTGCAATACTCTAGCAACAACATTTGGATCAAATCCGCTAAGTGCGTTTGGCGAACCGCCTCCAGTCAACAGGGCCTCAACGGCCCCTTCGATTTGTGATTGTTTGGACACAAATGGTCTCGTGGAAGTACGGTAAGCGATAACTAGTAATTCTCGGGCGCGTGCGCCGGGAAGTAAAGCTCTAGTCTACCCCCTTTAGCAGGTCAAATGGGCTGTGAGATCCATTAATTCGAGCCTCAGCTTCCAAAATGTACGGTTGCGTCACATCTAGCGACTTATGCCCTAAAATGACCCGCAGACGCTATTAAGCGAATGATGCACTACGATGACCTGCAAACGCTTTAAGGGGCATTCCCGGCAGTTGGAGATGAGTTGCGGCGGCTCGCCGAATTCATTTGGAGTAATCCGACGAAGGACTCCAAGTTGGCGGGCAGCTACCCGAAATATCCGGCGCTGGTGGTTGTCGCCGCAATGGTACCGTTTCAGGCGTCCGTCGGTTGGGTCCCAGCTAAGTGACTCGCTTGGTTGCCATTTGTGACACATGACGAACCGTCATGCAGCGTTTTGGCTGCGAGCCTTTAGACGCTTTGTCGTGATATTCACGATCGGACGAACGCCAGTCGAAACGCCTTGGTTTGACTTGCCGATCAATTGCGTTTCTTGTGTTGCAAATCTCTAAAACTCAAGCGGCTGGTTTTCAATTTTACGTTGGTATCTGTACCGGGAAGTACACACCCCAGCATGGAAGCGCCGACAGATGCTCCTACCAGGCAGTCAAACCAGTGGTTGTCAGGCTGCTCGGGTCGCTGTTTCCATTCGTCAACGCTTCGGCCGCGGGCCTGCGTCTTGATGAAGTATTCCGAGGTCAAATGCTCCGCTAACAACCGGTGGGTCTCTGGGTTAGCACCAAAGATCGACAGGCAACCGCGATCCCCCATGGCTACACGCAGTCGGGCATTGATAAACGACTTCCACCAGTTGGTATCGTAGACAACGTGGCGTACGGCTCGTTTTCCATGGACATTGGGGATACGCCAGTTGAGTCCAACTCTATCCCCTGGTCGGCGACGGTACTCGCTGAATG